GATCATGCCGGCGACGCCGGCCGACCCGAACAACCCGCTGCCGGTCAATTGGGACGTGGGCAACAACGTGGTCGACGCCAATCAGGTCAAAGTTATCTGGACCAATCAGGCGTCCGCGTTCGCGGTCTACAACAACAACCCGACGGAAGCGGTGTGGGATAGTCTGTTCCGGGAGGAAGTCGTGCGCCTGCTCGCGTCGGAGCTGGCCGTCGCGCTTGCTGGCAAGCCGGAAACTGCGCAAGGCTTGATCGAGAGCGCGTCGGCATTCGGAAGCCTTGGCGAGCAGCGGCCGGATTAGGAGCCTTGAGCAATGCCGTCGAGCTTTGCCGCACAGTCGCCAGCCGACGTTGTAAACCTCGCCCTCGCCCGGCTTGGCTTCAAGCTCCGCGTCGGCTCGCTGTACGACGGCTCCGCGGCGGCAAAAAAGGCGCTGGACGTATACGCCCAAACGCGCGACGTGCTGCTGCGCGACGCCGAATATGCGTGGCCGTTCGCCGAGCGCAACGTCGTCGCAACCTTGCTCAAGTCGGCGCCGGTCGGCGGCTACATTCCGCCGAACCAATGGAATCCGGTGAACGACCCGCCGCTGCCGTGGGCGTTCGAGTATGCCTTTCCGGGGGACTGCCTCGAAGTGCGCGCGGTCAAGCCGCAGAGTTTCTTCATCCCGAACCATGACCCGCAACCGAATTTGTTCGCGATCGTCAACGACAACGGCTTGACGCCACCGCAGCGTGTGATCGTTTGCAACGTCGCGGGCGCGATCCTCACCTATGTCGGGCAGATCACCGACCCTTTGACGTGGCCGCCGGATTTCACCGAGGCGCTTGCCGCCAACCTCGCGCGCCGTCTGGCGCCGTTCGTCGGCGGCCCCGAGGCGCTCAAGGTCGAAGCGGCCGACGAGCAGATGAGCGACGCCATGGCGGAAGCAAAGCAGGCGTGACATGGGCGGATGGACGCCGACCGACGTTGCTCAACAATCGCTTGACGAGGCCGGAATCGACTTCCTGCTCGGCGACATCGAGGACGGGTCGCGGCCGGCGCAAGTGATCCTGCGCGCCTATCGGCAAACTCTAATGCAGTTGCTACGAGTAGCAAACTGGGATGCCGCCAGAAAGGAAGCCGATCTAAACCTCCTCGCCGACTCGACCGGACAGACGGCGAACGTCGGGACGCTCGTTCCCGGCAATCAGTTCCAATACGAATACGCCTACCCGATCGACGCCGTGAAGGTCCGCTATATCCCGCGGCAAGGGCCGGTCAATCCTGGCGCGGTCTCTGGCAATATCACGCCGCCGAATCCCAACGTGCCGCTCATGCCGAACCTCAATCAAGCACCGTCGCTCGTGCATCGCATGCGGCCGGCGAAATTCGTGGTCACGTCCGATCCGAACTATCCGCCGCCGGCGGGCTCGATATTGTCGGAAGTGCAGGGCGTGTCGCCGACCGGGCGCACCGTCATCCTGTGCAACGTCAAGAGCGCGAAGTGCGTCTACACGTTTCTCAACCTCTATCCGTCGACCTGGGATGCGCTGTTCCGCGAGGCGTTCGTCGCGCTGCTCGCGAGCCGCATCGTGCTGCCGCTGTCGAAGGACAAGAAAGCCGGCCTCGAAATGCGCAAGGCGCAGATGGAGATCGCACGCGACGCGATCGTCACCGCACGCGCGATCGACGGGAACGAGGGGACGTACAGCTCCAACATTCCGGTCAACTGGATTGATACCCGCTACATGGGCGCCGGATGGTATTGGGGCCGCGGTGCCGGCTTCGGCGGTGCCGGTGCGGATATGTGGGGTGGGTGGGATGATGATTCGGTCGAGGGCGGCAGCGCGTATTGAAAATGAGAAAAGTGCCGCAAATCAATTTTTGTTACACGCAACTCCTAAGAATGCGTCCGACGATTTCTGCCAAGTCATTGATGTTTGTTCAACCAAACAAAAACCTGAAAACAGACTGTGCTATGATGCGTCGTTCTCATGGAGAGGATGACATGAACAAACAGACCATCCAAGACGTAGACGCAAAACTTGAGGCTCTGCACCGCAAACTCATGCGCACGGTGCGCGCCATTGATGATCTGCGCAGCAAGCGCAGAAAGATGGTGACGGGCAAGATCAAGGTGCCGCCGCCGCCGCCCGTGAAGGTTATGTTTTCGACCCTTCCGTTCAATGACGACTTGCCGGATTTTGCCGACCGTCCGGTGGCTCCCGGTTCCTCATTCGGGGCATGACGGAGATAAAAGGCCGTGTCGACGCCGCTGATCGAAACGGCCTTCGTCTCCGGCGAACTCTCGCCCGGCCTGTTCGGCTCGGTCGATCTCGCGCACTGGCATACGGCGGCGGCGACGCTGCGCAATTGCTTCGTCAGCTATCGCCGCGGCGCTTTCTCGCGCGCCGGCACCGGCTTCGTCGGCTTCTCCAAGCAGACCGGCACGAACTTCAAGCCGCGGCTCGTGCCGTTCCAATTCAGCATCAAACAGGGCTTGGTGCTCGAATTCGGCGATCAGTACATGCGGGTGATCTCCAATGGCGGCTATGTGACCGACATCCAGGGCACCGTTCTCTCGGTCACCAACGCCAACCCGATCGTCGTCTCCGCGAGCTTCAACGCCATCGGCGCCGTGAGCGCGGTGCCGATCGACGCCGGCGTGACCAACAGCTATGCGCCCGGCGATCTCGTCACGCTCGCCGGCGGTACGTTCACCACGGCGGCGCAACTGCGCGTGCTCACGACGCAGCTCTTGCGGTTGCTCAGCACCGGCGGCGGCTCCGGCTATGTGCCGGGCGATACCATCAACCCGGCCGGCGGCACGCAGACGACGCAGAGCGTGGTCAGCGTGACCACGACGCAGGTCAGCGGCGTGGCGATCCATGCCAACGGCACGGTGAGTGTTCTTGGTAGTTATCTGATGCAGGGCACGACCGGAACCGGAACGCGGTTCACCGTGCTGATGAACGTCGGCCCCGGTTTCGCCATCTCGATCGCCGGCGTTCCGAACTTTGGCTCATACACAGTCAATCCGACGCTGCTGTCCGCCGAGCCTATGGTGCTGATCTCCGGGCCGGGCGCCTGGACCGGCTTGCAGCTCGCGATCAACATGGCGCCGGGCGTTGTCACCGTCACCAATCCGGGCGTGTTCACCGCGAACCCGCCGGGCCACACGATGACCCAAGGCTCGACCTCGGGCAGCGGCATCAACGCGACCTTCTTTGGTGCACGCACCGGCCCGTTAGGCATCAGCGTCGCCAACGCCGGCATATATTCGACCTTCCCGGCCAATCCGGTCGCGCAGTCATCGACGACCGGAATCGGCATCGGCGTCACGTTCACGGTCACGACCGGCGCCGTTCCGGGAGGGCTGCCGCCGCAAAACGGCGACTGGCTGTTCTTTGCCGGCGTCGGCGGCACGACGCAATTGAACGGGCAGACCTTCATCGCAACTAATGTCGTCGGCGGCTCGTTCTCGCTGACTGACGTTTACGGCAATGCGATTGATTCAACATTGTGGGGCGTGTTCACATCGGGCGGCATGGTCTCGCGCATCTTTACGCTGACGACGCCTTACGCCGCCGCCGATCTCGACTGGCTCAAATGGACGCAATCGGCCGATGTTTTGAGCCTGACATGCGTCAATCAGGAAACACTTGTCGAATATCCGCCGCAGGATTTGTCGCGGCTTGCCGACAACAGTTGGATATTCACTCCCGTCGTTCCCGCTCCTTCGGCGTTGCCGCCGCCGAGCACTGTCGCGGTTGCGAGCGCGGCGGGCAGCGTCGACTATCAATATGAAGTTACCGCAGTCAGTCCGACGGACGGCACCGAAAGCGTCGCCTCGCCGGTCGCTGCCGTCAATGCCGCCGTCGATATTGCCGCCACGGCCGGAACGATTACGGTCGCCTGGGGGGCGTCGCCGACGCCGGGCGTAAACCTGTATAACGTCTACAAGGCCGCGCCGGGCTTTGGCACCGTCCCGCCGGTTGGCGCATTATTTGGTTTCGCCGGGCAGGCTTACGGGAATTCGTTCCTCGACAGCAACATCATCCCCGACTTTACGCAGGTGCCGCCGACCAATCGCAACCCCTTCGCCCGCGGCAGCATCACCGGCGTCAACATCACATCGTCGGTCGGCACAGTGACCAGCGTTATCGTCACCATCAACACCGGCACCGGCTCGGGCGCGCAACTCTTGCCGATCATCATCAGCGCGGCCCTGGTCGCCATTATCGTCGTGAACGGCGGCAAGAATTACAGCCCCAATGATTCGATTACGATCGCCGTGACCGGCGGCGGCACCGCAACGGGGACGTTGATCGTCGGCCCGCAGAGCGGCACCTATCCAGGCTGTGTCGCTTATTTCCAGCAACGCCGCGCCTACGGGTTTACGCTCAATCTGCCCGACACCTATTTCATGAGCCAGCCGGGCGCGTTCACCAATTTCGATTTCCGTATCCCGACGATCGACTCCGACGCCATCACCGGCTCGCCGTGGGCGACGCAAGTCAACGGCATCCAGTTCATGCTCAATCTGCCGCAAGGGCTCCTGGTGCTCACCGGCCTATCGGTGTGGCTCTTGGTCGGCGCCGGTTCCTACGCCACCAACGTGCAGCCGATCTCACCAGCCAATCAGGACGCCAACCCGCAGCCCGAGTTGGGCAGCTCGGCGACGGTGCCGCCGGTCAAGATCGACTATGACGTGCTTTATGTGTCGGCGCGTTCTACGATCTACTTCGATCTGCCGTATCAGCTTTATACGCTGTCGACGCCGCTCGACATCACGCAATTGTCCTCGCATCTGTTCACCGGCTATTCGATCCGCGAACATGCGTGGTGCCGCGAACCAAATAAACTGTTGTGGGCGGTACGCAACGACGGCGTGATGCTAAGCCTCACATGGTTGAAGCCCGAGCAGGTGTGCGGCTGGGCGCGCCACGACACCAACGGGCAATTTGTTTCCGTCTGTTCCGTGATCGAGCCGTCGGAAGCGATTGAAACAAATCCCGGCCCGACGTCGACGCTCGACGCGCTCTATGTCGCCACGCTGCGCACGTTCGGCACCAATACGGCCTATGTGGTCGAGCGCATGGACGATCGAATCTGGAACTCGGTCGAGGATTGCTGGTGCGTCGATTGCGGCTTTACGCTGCCGCTGCCGGAGCCGAACGCGACGCTTTCGGCATCATCGGCGACCGGCCTCGGCGCCGTGACCGGCGTCACCGGGCTCGTGGGAGGCGCCGGCTATTCCGTCGGAACGACCGCAACCGTGGTCGACGCGCCGCTGTCGCAGTTCGGGCCGCTCGGCCCTGGCACCGGCGCCGTGCCGACGCTCACGATCGTCGCCGGCGTGATCACTGCGATCGTCTTCTCCGGCGGCAACCAGGGCTCCGGCTATCTCAATCCGCAGCTCGTGATTACCGATCCGGCCGGCAGCGCCGGCGGCTCGGGCGCCTCGGCGACGTGCGTCCTCTCCAACACGATGACATTCACCGCTTCGGCTTCGGTGTTCTCCGCCGGCGATGTCGGCAGCGTGATCCGCATGGGCGGCGGCATCGCCTCGATAACGGCCTTTACCGACGGTCAGCACGTTACCGGCAACATCCTCTCGCCGATCGTCGCCGTAGTCCCGGACGACGGCGGCGCCGTCATCCCGCAGCCGGCGGGCTCATGGAGCAAGGCGGCCCCGGTTTCGAGCGTCTACATCCCGCAGCTCGCCGGCGCGACCGTCACCGGGCTTGCCGACGGCAACGTCATTCCGAAAGCCGTCGTTCCGGCGAACGGCGTGTTCAACCTGCCGAAAGCGGCAAGCCGCGTCACCATCGGCTTGGGCTTCCAGGCGCAATTGCAAAGCCTCTATATCGACGCCGGCTCGCCGACCGTGCAGGGCCAGAGAAAGAAGGTCTCGGAGGCAACGGCGCGGATCGAGGCGTCGGCCGGGCTCAAGATGGGCTCGAACCAGCCCGACGGCTCGACGCTTTCGCCGCGGCAGATCGCGCCGCTGTGGACGAATCTTGACGCCGTGCCGAATCTGGCAGCGAAGCCGTACAATGCGCCGGCGCAGCCATTGATGACGGGGGATGTCCGCGTGCCGATTCAGGGCGGGTTTCAGAAGCCCGGCCAGGTGGCGTTGCAGCAAGATAACCCGCTGCCCATGCAAGTGCTCGCGATCATTCCCGAGTTGATGGGCGGCGACATCGCCGAGCAGAAGGCGCAGCCGAAGCAGGCGAAGGGGAGATGAGCGAGGAGCAAACCGATCAGCCGAATTGCCCGCTGTGTGGCAGGCTGGCAACCTTTATCGAGGATGACGAAGACATGGCTTGGTATTGCGAGGAATGCCATGCCGCCATCGAAACGATCGAAATAGAATGACCCGTTTCCAGATCACCGAAGCAAAGCCGTGGCATTGCGGCCAGATGGCGCGCA